TCTTCTACTGAGTTGAATCCGTCCACGATGTGATTGGACGGATCAGGGTCACCGAGATCCATCTGATTCATGAAGTCGTCGAGGCTCCCTTCGACCATGTCGGGGTTTGCCGCAACACGCCGAGCCTTCCGAAGCATCTCTGCGGCGCTTCGGTTGGCTTTGGCGAGCTTGTTAGCCCAAATCATGTCATCCAGTTGTACTTCCTGACCGGATGCAATTCGTTGACAGATGAACTCAAGGCGAAGGCGATATTTAGTCGACAGCATGCCTTTTTCTGCAATCTAGGAGGAATTAACGACCTTGGCCGCGAGATTGCTTGCGCCCATGATTGGGCTTGGAATTTGTGCCTTGCCCCTGACGAGTTTTCTTGCGAGGGGATGTGGCCTTGACCTGGGACTTTTTATAAAGCATCAGACAACCTTGATAGCCATTGCGCCGATGTTGAACTGCACGGTGTCACCCTGCTGAACGTCGACGTTTGAAGTGAGTGAGCCAGATGCCAGGAAGTTGCCGCTGGTCTGCGCGTCCCAAATACCAAAGTGAGTCAGGTTCAGACCAGTGCTGTTTTGTGCATTAGTGGTGATCTGAACAACACCTGTATTAGTGACCTCGAAGCCACCGCCAGATGCTGCACCAACACTGCTGAATGCAGAACTTGCAACTTGGGTACGGTTGCTCGAGCCGGTAATAGTTGCTGAGACGTCGGCAGCGGTGCCCGCAGTACCAGGGTCCCCGGTATGAAGCGTCACGTACACATTCGTCGGAGCCGTTGGAAATGCGCTGCTCTTTACCCAGCTCAGGATTTGAGTAGCAAAATACTGCGAAAACGCCATGCTGCAGCCGTGTCTACATATCTATTTTGGCAACTCCAGCAGTAACTAATTCCTCCCAGATTAGTAACCGCCACCCGGAGTTGTAACTGTAAGCGTAGCGCTATTGGATGATGTACCGGATGCGGTACCTGAGATCCGGTATGTATGCTTGAGGCGCCCATGTGGCACCAATGTCATAAGGATTGTTCCCTCCATAATTGTCAGCGAAAGCGTCGGCGCTGCCGTTCCACTTGTGCTTCCGCCAAGCAATTTGATTTTATTGCTAGGGACGATCGATGCTTCTATAGATCCATTACCTTCAGCTGTGCCAAAGAGTTTGACAAGGGCCAAGCGCAGAGTCGGTGATGCAGTACCACTCGTGCTCCCGAAGAGTTCACGGGACCGGATGACCTGCAGGGTGATGCTGAAGGGGGCAGATTGCCACTGGCTGCTGGCAACTGTGAAGTAGTAAACGCCCTTAGGAAGCTTTCGAAGAGATTCAAGCTCAGGTGTGTTGTGTACTTCGTTGATCTGGCCAAAGCCATCGCTGTCAAGAATTATCTGGTGGCGATTGGTGTCAAGCAGGCCAACAGCAATGTCTTTGTCGGTCCGTGTATTAACGAAGTTCTTGAAGATGCGGACATCCGAAGGGTCAGTTGTTTCGACCTTGAAGAACAAGGTATTTCGACCGGTTTCAGATCCGATGTCACCCGTGAAAATCCTGGTCAGATTTGTGACGGTGCCCAGGTCAGTAGCCGACGAGAGGCTGCTGTTTTGGTTGTATTCGGAGCGAATGAACGATGGCGCGGTGCTGCTGCTGCCACCTTGAAGACTTTTAAGACGCTGAATTTCGGGTGACTGCTGGAGTGTCATTAGCACTCATACATACGACATTCGCTGGCATCTGGATTGGCATCGCAATACTCGAGGAACTTGCGCCGCAAACCAGAAGGTTCGGTTTGTTCTGAAGCCTTGGGCGGGCAATGCCGCTTACAAGCTCCAGTGCATTCTTTTTCGTCCGAGTTTGAATGATCCATATAATGTCCTATGCCTTAAATATGCTATACAAAATTGCATTGCCAGGCGCCGCTGCACGCTGATCAGACGCACAGCGGATCACTTTCCAGTCCAAGGAAACTACAAAAACTTGGACTCCTGGGGAATATGCCCCTGACGTAGTTCTTCTTCGGGGCCACTCACATCTTAAATCGGTATTTGCAAAGTTTGTTCTTCATAGAGACGTGAATATGGGGGCGAATTTCGTTGATCATCTCCTTAATGGCGGAGCGCTTGATGCACACCTCGAAGAATCGCTCTCCATTCCCATGGCAGGAGGAGTTAAACCCCATGTCAGTCAGCCATTCGGCAATGGTGACCAGCTCATCGCTTTTGAATCTCCCGCTGATCTTCCCGTATTTGCCGACAAATCGTCCCTGATCAACCCAGAGTGCAGCGACACCCTGAATTCCGCACACGTCGAGTGCTTCTCTCGTTATCAATGGCTCGTCGTGGGGGCACCTGAGCTCGTGAACCCGCCACATACCCTCACCATGAAGGCGTAATCGCTCTTTGTCGTAGAAGCCATTGGTAGGGATGACGTCCCACACTGCGTCGATGGGGCCGTCATGCAGCTTTCGCAGGCTTCGAAGCTGGTGATCGAGGTAGGTCCTCTGGGTCTCAGGCCTGACAATCTCCAGCCACGGGCGCTTTCTTGCTCCCTTTAGGGCGACCACGCCTTTTCCCAAGGTGAAGCTCAGTGCGCGCGCCACGAATTTTGCTGACATCCCACTGCTCCTCTTGGAATAGGTGAACTCGAGACTTCGGTGCGTAGTCGACCAGGGCCTTGCGGACTTTCTCTGCTTGATCTGGCGTGAATGTCAGGCGTGGCTTGACTCGTTTCTCGTCGATTGTGGATATCGCCCCGGTGAGTACCTCAACCCAGGACGACATCAGCCGTGCTTCTTGGATCGTGGCGCCGACCCGGGCTAATTGGACAGATCCGTCCTTGAGAACTCGTGATCCCTCGGCCCAACACCAAGCAAGAGCTTTGGCACCTAGTAAATCCAGCGATGTTTGCGTGATTTCACGCTCACCATGCGGATATAAGAGGTTGTATACGGGCCTTAACTTGTCAGTCGACACTCTGAAGCGCAATGCAGAGGTTGATCTGCCATTTGCCCGCTTCGGAGTCTCATAGTGAACAATATTCGCGTTTGTCGGGATGAAATGGCGGAATTCAGCCACTTTTTCTTCGAGAAACGCAGATTCAGCCGCTCCCGCTGTCAATGTCAGCTGGATATATCCCCCGCCAACAGTGCGATATGGGACAAGACTTCCATCTGCGAGTAATAACCCGAGCAATCCGCGAACGTCAGCGGAATCCAAAAGTTTCGCCCTATGAATTACATCTATAGTAGTTTCATGAGCGCGAAATGCGCGCTCGATCGTTCTTACAGCTAGAGGATCGTCTTCCCATGTGGATTGACAATGATTTTCCGAAGCTGCTAGGTGCTGAGCTCTACCGTCCCCACCCGGGATACATCATTGAGATGGCGGTTGAGCCCGTGGTTGTGCACGATTTCGCTAAGCAACCCGGCCAAACTGTTCAGCTGGATCGTTACCGCTTCTGGGGTAATCCTGGTACTAAGGATTCTCGAGAGCGTACCGCTGATCAAACTCTTGGTACTGCGTCTAGCCGCAATATCGTTAAAGACAAGGTTCTTGTGAACCTTAAGGAGTACACCGGTCCTGCAGATCCGTCTGACACCGCTGCTCCCTCCACCTTCAAGGTGGCTCGTGAAACCCTGCTGACCGCTCAGCGTCTGCTGCTGGACACCGGAAACCTGAACGTTTTCCACCAGTCCATCGGTTCTCTGACTCTGCTCGACGACTACCGTCGTTGGCGCGATCGGGTGTTTGCCGACGAACTGTTCAAAGCTGATGCCAACGGCAAGGCTTCTGACTCCCAGGGCGGTTACTACTTCCCCCTCGGCAAGACCCGCACCGGCACCACCGTTGCAACCTATGCCTCCGGTGAGTCCGCCAAGTTCGACGTCAAGACCGACCTGCTGCAGGTGGTCAAGGACATGCGCAAGCGCAACGTCCCCACCTTCGCTGACGGCTACTACCGCTGTATTGCCGATCCCACGGCAATGATGCACCTGCGTCAAAACGACGCCTTCCGTGAAATCGCCCGATATGCGGGCAACGGAATGATGAACCCCCTGCAGCCCGAGCAGGCTCCCAACGCCAACTTCTTCCATGGCATGGGTCCCGCTTACGGCCAGGCTGGTTTCGTCGCAGGTCAGCCCGTCATGCCGACTGGCTTCCTCTTCGAGGGTGTGCGCTGGTTCGAGTCAACCAACCTGCCCGAGAAGTCCTTCACGGCAACCATCACTGACGCCTCTATTTCAGGCGCCGTGACCACTGCTGCCCCCATGCTGTTCTTCGGCCCTCAGGCTGTTGGCGTCGGCATCGGTGG